TCCTGACCCCTGTTGCTGCTGCGGACATCAAGCGCGGCGACGGCCCCCTGGTCACCGAATGCATTGAAGCCTTGTGCCCCCAGGTCAAGGACTCGGTCGGCGGCCAAGCCGGTGAGCCTTTGCTGCTGCGACCTTGGCAGCGCAAGCTCATGGACAACTTGTTTGCCCGTCGGGCCGATGCAAGATATCGGCACCGGGTAGGTGTCGTGGGACTTGCTAGGAAGAACGGCAAGAGCGCATTGGGCTCTGGCATCGCCCTCTACGGCCTGTTTATGGGTCCGAGAGGCGGCGAGGTTTATTCGTGCGCGGCTGACCGGGACCAGGCGCGCATCGTGTTTGGCGCTGCCAAGCAGATGGTGGAGATGTCCCCGGACTTGGCCGAGCAGGCGAAGTTGTATCGGGACGCTATTGAGATCCCGGCGACGGGCTCGGTGTACCGGGTGCTTTCCTCTGAGGCTTTTACGAAGGAAGGCCTGTCGCCGACTCTGGTTGTTTATGACGAGCTGCACGCGGCCCCGAATCGTGAACTCTGGGACGTCATGACGCTGGCGCAGGCCGCGCGTTACGACGCCTTGACCTTGGCGATTACGACTGCTGGGGTGCGGACGGACTCCACCGGGCAGGACTCGGTGTGTTATGGCCTGTATCAGTATGCGCAGCGGGTCGCGGCCGGTGAGGTTGAGGACCCGTCGTTTTTCGGTGCTTGGTGGCAGGCGGACCCTGACTGCGACCATCGCGATGCGAAGAATTGGCAGATCGCTAACCCTGGCTACGGCGACATTCAAGACCCTGAGGATTTTGAGTCTTCGGTGAAGCGGACGCCGGAGGCGGAGTTCCGCACGAAGCGCACCAACGTTTTCGTGTCCTCGCAGCAGGCTTGGTTGCCGCATGGCTCTTGGGACGAGCTGCCGACGATGGCGCCGGTGGATGACGGCACCCCGGTCGTGCTCGGCTTCGACGGTTCGTTCTCGGGTGACACAACGGCGATTGTCGGCGTGACGATTGAGGAGACCCCGCGCGTCTGGCTGGTCGATATGTGGGAGAAGCAGCCCACCGACCGTGATGACTGGCGGGTGGACATTGGCGGGGTTGAGGCTCGGATTTTGGAGACGTGCGGCCGGCTCAATGTGGTTGAGGTTGCGTGTGACCCGTACCGCTGGCAGCGGTCGATGGAGGCGCTGGCCGAGGCCGGGGTTCCGATTACTGAGTACCCATCAAGCAGCCCAGCTCGCATGGTGCCATCGACGGCCAAGTTCTTTGACGCGGTGGTATCAGGCCAGGTCGCGCACGATCATGCTCCCGCTCTTGCCCGCCACCTGGACAACTGCGTCATCAAGACCGACCAAAAAGGGCCCCGCGTAGTCAAAGAACACCGGGGCTCTCCTCGCAAAATTGACGCCGCAGTGGCGGCCATCATCGCCTTTGACCGGGCTACCCATCGCCGCGAGGCGGAGCCCGAAGCACCTGTCGCCAGTTTCTTCTCAGTCTAGGAGCCATATGCGCATCGCACTCGCTTTGCAGATCGCTGGCTGCGCTGCGCTCATTGTCGGGTGCGCCCTTGTGGCGCCCTGGCTCGGTTTCGTTGTCGCTGGGGTCTGCGGCCTGGCTTTCGGTGTCGCGCTTGAGAGAGGCCTCTGATGCTCGGAAACTTGTTCGGCGGTCAGCCGATGGAGGAGCGCAGCATCTCCTACCAGCAAATCTGGGGCTCCGGCATTGACGTCTCGGGCTTCGCCACCTGGGCGGGCACGGTCGTCAACCAGAAGAACGCCCTCGAGATTGGTGCGGCCTACGCTTGCGTGCGACTGCTCTCAGACACCATCTCGACTCTGCCGGTGGACACGTTCATTCGCCGTGACGGCAACCGGCTCCCCTACCGGCCGCGGCCGGCCTGGGTGTACGAGCCCGAGGGTCCCGGCTCCAGCCGGATCGAGTATTACAAGCAGATCGTCGTGTCGATGCTGCTGTCGCATGGCGCGGTGGTGCAGATTCTCCGCAACGGCAACGGCGAGATCGTTGCGCTTCAGCCGCTTGACCCGACGCGGGTGGATATTCGCCGGAACCCGGCGACTCGTTTGCGCGAGTTCGTCATTGACGGCGGCGAGGCTGTTCTGTCGGGCGAGGACGTGCTTTACATCCCCGAGATGCGCCGGCCCGGTTCGCTCAAGGGTGTGAGCCGGGTGGACGAGCTGAAGCAGACGCTCGGCTTGGCGAAGGCGCTTGATGAGTTTGCGTCGCGGTACTTCTCCAACGGTGCCAACACTTCGGGAATGATTGAGTTTCCTGGCAACTTGACGCAGGAGCAGGCGAAGGATCTGGTTGACGCTTTTGAGGCTGGGCACAAGGGGCTGAAGAAGGCGCATCGTCCGGGTGTGTTGTCGGGTGGCGCGAAGTTTGTGAAGACGGGCTCGGATGGCGAGCAGGCTCAGATGCTTGAGAGCCGCCAGTTCGCCGTGGAAGAGGTCGCTAGGGTCTTTCGTTGCCCTCCCAGCATGATTGGTTTGAACACTCCAGGGGCCATGTCTTACGCCTCGGTTGAGCACAACGCCATCCAGTTCACCCGCTACTCGCTCACCCCGCTCATCGCCGCCATCGAGGAAGCCCACAACCGCCTCCTGCCTGGCGACGTGTTCCTGCGCGTCAACATGGACGGCCTACTGCGCGGCGACTCTGCCACGCAGGCGCAGGTCTTCTCCACGGCATTGCAGGCCGGATACATGAGCGTCAACGATGTGCGCGGACTCATGGATCTGCGCCCTGTTGATAACGGCGATACGCCGCGCGTGCCCCTTGCCAACATTGACATCCAAGACGCGGGCGTCGTCGCGGAGGACCGCAAGGTGCTTATGGCGCAGCGGCTTATCCAGGCTGGCTTTGACCCGGCCGAGACCATGCAGGCGATGGGCCTGCCAACCATTACTCACACGGGCCTGCCTTCGGTCATGTTGCAGGGCATTTCGCAGATCGCGCCGGAAGATCCCCAGTCTGCCTACCCGGCAAGTTAGGACTGACATGAGCAAAATGGAAACCCGCACCTTCACGGTCAGTGATCTTGAAGTCCGCGAAGCCGCCGAGGGCATGACCTTTGAGGGTTACTCAGCGGTATTCAATTCTCCTTCTGAGCCCTTACCGTTCACGGAAACGATTGCGCCTGGCGCGTTTGCCCGGTCGCTGAAGTCGCGAAACAACGTCTTTCTCTTGGTCAACCATGACCCGGCCCGCCCCTTGGCGTCGACCCGGTCCAAGACGATGACGCTTGAGGAGGACGGCAAGGGCCTGTTGGTCAAGGCGACACTGCCGGACACGACTGACGGCCGCGACCTCGCGGTGCTGCTCGGTGCTGGCGGCAACCCTCGCGTGATCGACTCCATGAGTTTCGGCTTCTCTGTTCCTCGCGGCGGCGACTCGTGGAACGAGGACGGCAGCCAGCGCACCCTTCATCAGGTGCGGTTGCACGAGACTTCGATCGTTGCGTTTCCGGCCTATCGACAGACGTCTGCCAGCGTGCGCAGCCTCGACATGCTCGCCGAAGCCACGGGCGAGGACGCCGACGCACTCAATGGCGCGCTTGAGGCGCTTGAGCGCGGGGCCACATTGACCCTTGACCAGGCCGGCCTGTTGTCCGCGGTGGTGGCGAAGTTGTCGCCGGAGCCGCAGCCCGAGCCAGTGGTTGAGCCGGTGGCGCACGACCCGGCACAGATCAACCTGCTCAAGACCAAGCTCGACCTGGCCTTCAAGGCCTAAGTCTTCCTGGCCGCGCGAGCCGCGGCTAGGTCCCCGCTCTGAGGAGCCTCGGCGGGATTGCAAGAAACACCTGCGCAATCCAACAAACCGAGACCCCAGAAAGGGGTGAACTAAGTTGTCCGAGTACCTGAAGAAGCTCGTGGAGGATCGCCAGTCGGCGTACCACGCAGCAAAGGCAAAGATGGACGAGGCCGCCGCTGAGAGCCGCGACCTGTCCACCGAGGAGCGCGAGTTCGTCGACCGCACGTTCGCGGAGCTTGACGACAAGCGCGCAATGATCGACACCCTCATCACCGCTGAGAAGCGTGAGGCTGAGATCGCCGAGGCCATGCGTGGCGTCGCAGATGTCGCTCGCCCGGTTGAGGCCCGCACCGCTGCGGCCGAGTCCGACGCCGACATCCTGCGTTCGCTGCTCGCTGGTGAGCGTCGTGCGCACTCGTTCCAGTTCGAGAAGCGCGACATTGCCAAGACCAGCAGCAACGCCCCCGTCCCGACGTCGTTCAGCGACACCGTCATTCAGCAAGCGCGCCTCGTCGGGCCCATGCTTGACCCGAGCGTCGTCACCGTCCTCAACACGGGCTCCGGCGAGGACCTCGTCCTCCCGTCGCTCGCGTCCTGGTCAACGGCCGGCTTCGAGGCTGAGGCCGCCACGATCGACGAGTCGGACCCGACCTTCGGCAAGACCACGCTCAAGGCGTACAAGTACGCCTTCATCGTGCAGGTCTCGCAGGAGTTCCTGGCCGACAGCAACATCGACGTCATTGGCTTCCTCGGCCAGCAGGCCGGCAACGCCATTGGCTACGCCGTGAACGACAAGCTCACGCTGGGCACCGCCACGGTGGAGCCCAACGGCATTGTCACCGCGGCTGCGGCTGGCGTGACCGGCGGCACCGCTATCGCGGGTACGCGCGGCACTGGCGCGTTTACGGCTGACGATCTCATCGACCTCGTCTACTCGCTCGATGGTGCGGCTCGCCGCCTCCCCGGTTTCGGGGTCATGGCGAACGGCTCCAGCATCGGCGCCATGCGCAAGCTCAAGACGTCGTCGGGTGACTACGTCTTCGTGCCCAGCATCCAGCCCGGAACCCCGGACTCAATCCTCGGCTACTCACTGATTGAGAACCCGGCAATGGCCTCGGTCGCCTCTGGCGCCCGCTCCGTTATCGCCGGTCACTTCCCGTCGTACTACGTCCGCACCGTGGGCGGCATCGACGTGGCCCGCTCGGATGACTTTGCCTTCAACACCGGCCAGGTCACGCTCCGCTTCCAGATCCGCGTCGACGGCAACCTGCCTCAGACGTCGCACGTCAAGCGGTTCACCGGCGGCACCGCCTAGTCACTAGGCACCTAGACGTGGATGGCCCCGCCTTTGCGCAGGGGGGCGGGGCCATCCACACCCCCTGCGCACACCTAGGAGAAACGGTGGCCCATGCCACGAAAGACAAAAGAGCCAGCAATTCGGCACGTTCTGGGAATCCCGCTCGACGTGCCGCCGCCCGAGAGGGAGCAGCTGCTCCGGCTGGGACTGCTGCACGAAGAATCCTCTGGGCCAGCAACTCGCCCTGGACGCCCACGGGCTACGGCGAGCAAACCCAGCAAGCCACCCGGCGAATCAAAGCCGCCGGCCACCAAGTAGCCATCGCCTCAAACTACGGGCTCGAGGGCTCAACGATGGAATGGGAAGGCCTGCCGGTCTACCCCCGCGGCCTTGACGTTTACTCCAACGACGTCATCCCCGCTTATGCGATGGACTTCGGTCGGCCGACCGGGCAGCAGGCCGTCGTCATCACCCTGTTTGACTGCTGGGTTTTCAAGGGCGCTGGCTGGGATCACATTGAGCGGGTCGCCTCCTGGGTGCCCATCGACCACTTCCCCGCACCGGCCCCAGTCATTGAGTGGCTGGCACGCCCCAACGTGACACCGATTGCTATGTCGCAGTTCGGTCTTGACGCGATTGAGCGCCACGACATCAAGGCGCTGTACGTCCCGCACGCCATTGACACCAAGGTTTTCAAGCCGACCGAGTTGATGCAGGGCAGCGACGGCCAGGTGCCGGCCCGCACATGGATGGGCATCCCCGACCAGGCCTACGTCATAGGGATGGTTTCTGCCAACAAGGGGCAGGTGGATCGCAAGTCTTTCGCCGAGTCTTTCCTTGCGGCCGCGATGGTGATGCAGAAGCACAACGACGTCTGGCTTTATCTGCACACCGAGCCGAGCCCGGCCATGTCTGGCCTTGATTTGCGGGCGCTGCTGGCTGCGACGGGCGTGCCGATGGATCGGGTCGCCTTCGCTGACTCGTACTCGTACCGCATGGGCATTCCGAAGGAAGCCCTTGCCAGCATCTACACCGGCATCGACGTGCTGCTTCAGCCCAGCCGAGGCGAAGGCTTCGGCATCCCCGCCGTTGAGGCCCAGGCCTGCGGCACCCCGGTCATCGTGTCCAACGCCACCGCGCAGCCCGAGCTCGTCGGCGACGGCTGGCTGTGCGACGTGCAACCCGCATGGGACGCACCCCAAGGCTGCTGGTTGTTCACGCCCCTAGTGCCGAGCATCGTCGACAACCTTGAGGCTGCCTACGCGCGAGGCCGAGGCCGCTCCCAGCAGGCCATCGACTTCGCCGCCAACTATGACGCCGACGTTGTGTTTGACAGATATTGGCGGCCGGCGCTCGACATCCTCCTCGCGCCATGAGGGTCGCTTGGGTGACGCACCACATCCCTAGGGTTGAGGAGCGGCATGCGGCGCTACTGCCGGGCAAGTATGCGGGTGGGGCGGAACGCAACACCGACTACATGGTCACGGCGGCGCCGGCCGGTGTTGAGGTCACCTACATTGAGCCCGAAGCCGTTGAGAGCGCCGCAGACGAATCTTGGGACCGGGTGGTAGTCGGAGGCACCGACAAACTCTCTGAGGCCTCTATGAATTTCCTAGCGGCTCTCAGGCCCATTGTCTGGGTGCAGCACGCCCAGCACCGCACACCGGCCAAGGCCGAGTTATTTCGGCAGGCCTCGCGGTTCTTGACGATGAGCCGCGCGCACATGGGCTGGGAAGCCGAATGGACCGGCCGGGCCGATGCCTTCATCCACTCCCCTGTCCCGCCGGACTGCGTGACCCCCGCCGATAAGGAACCGTTTGCCTTGTTCGCGGGCAGACGCCACCCGGCCAAGGGGAAACTCAACGCCCGCATTTGGGCGCAGCGCCACGGCGTGCAACTCGTGGAGCTGGAGAACGCCCCGCACGAGCTCGTGCTTGACCACATGGCCCGCGCCAAATACTTCGTCCACCTCCCCAAGGAGCGGGACGCCTGCCCCCTCGTCGTCATTGAGGCCACCCTCGCTGGCTGCGACATCGTCACCAACTCCCTCGTCGGGCGGCTAGAGCCCGGCGACCCTGCGGCAGTCCTCGCCCAGCAACCCGAGCGGTTCTGGCGGATTGTGGAGGAAACATGAAGATCGTTGTCACCGGCTCCGCCGGCACGTTGGGCGCCCCCCTGGTCGCCGAGCTGCGCGAGCGCGGCCACGACGTCTGGGGCATTGAACTCCAGCACACCGGCCAGCCCCAGACCATTCGCGCCGACGTCGCCGACTACCGGCAGCTGCGCGCCGCCTTTGACAAGGTCGGCGACTTTGACCTCGTGTACCACCTGGCCGCCGAGTTCGGGCGCATCAACGGCGAGGAGCACTACGAGCAGGTGTGGCGCTCTAACGCCATCGGCACCCGCAACGTGCTCGAGCTGCAGCGTGAGCGCGGCTTCCGCCACGTCTTCGCCTCCTCCTCCGAGGTTTACGGTGAGGCCGACGCCGAAGCCATCGACGAGCGCTACCTCCTTGACAACCCGCAGCCGCGCCTCACCAACGACTACGCCATCAGCAAGCGGGTCAATGAAGAGCAGATCCGCAACTTTGCGGACCGCCACGGAACCAAGACCATGACGCTGCGGTTCTTCAACGCCTACGGCCCCGGCGAGCGATACCACGACTACCGCTCAGTCGTCTGCCTCTTCGCCTACCGGCTCCTCACCGGTAAGCCCATCACCGTTTATGAGAACTACCACCGGGTCTTCATGTACCAGGGCGACTTCATCGCGACGCTTGCCAACGCGGCCACGAGCTTCGCCCCAGGTGAGACCGTGAACGTCGGCGGCGACGAGTACGTCAGCGTCGAGGACATGGCAAACATGCTGCTCGAGGTCACCGGCGCCCACCCGTCGTTGGTGAACCGCCTGCCGCTGGACAAGCACAACGTCACCAGCAAAAAGCCGGACATCTCCAAAGCGAAGGCACTGCTGCACCACAACCCGCGCACAAGGCTCGCTCAGGGACTCCCCCTGACCGTCGACTGGATGCGGAAGCATTACGAAATCGGAGGCTGACCGTGGCGATTGCTAACGGCTACGCAACCCTGGCGCAGATCAAGTCTGCGCTGCGCATCCCGTCCGGCGACGCCACCGACGACGCCCTCCTAGAGATGGCCGTTGAGTCCGCGTCCCGCCTCATCGACGCCTACTGCGGGCGCAACTTCATCAACGCCGGCACCGTCACCCGCTACTACAACACCGAGAATCCCTACGTTGTGCAGATTGACGACGCCCGCTCCATCGCCCAGGTCGAAACGTCCACGGGCCTGGATGGTGTCTATGACACGACCTGGACGATTGGCACTGCGGGCGGGCAGGGCGACGCCCAGCCGGAGCCGATCAACGACTACCTCGGCGGGGTTGTGTGGCCGTTCACCCGCATCCGGGCCATCGGCGACTATTCGTTCCCCACGGGGCCGGAAAATTCGATCAAGGTGCGGGCTGTCTTCGGCTGGCCCAACATCCCCGTCACGGTCACGCAGGCCACGATCCTCCAGTCGTCGAGGATCTTTAGCCGCTTGCAGAGTCCCCTCGGCGTGGCGGGCTTCGGCGACATGGGAATTATGCGGGTGAGCCGCGGCCTTGACCCTGACGTTGTGCAGCTCGTCGAGGGCTACCGCCGCGTCAACGGTGTCGCATGACAGCGCTCACCGACCTACGCACTGGGCTCGCCAACAGGCTTGCCACCATCAGCGGCCTGCGGTCCTCGGCCTACATCCCCGACAACCCGCAGCCCCCGGTCGCGGTCGTGATGCCGGGCCGCATCCAGTACGACACCGCGTTTGGGCGCGGGTCGGACGAATACCAGTTCACCATCATGCTCATCGTTGGCCGCGTGGCTGACCGGGCATCGCAGACCAACCTCGACGCCTACTGCGCCTCTAGCGGTAGCACGTCGGTGAAGGCGGCAGTTGAAGGCGACCGCACCCTTGGGGAAAAAGCCTTGGATTGCCGAGTCACAGAAATGACCAACCAGGGCTCGCTGGCCATTGGGGACGTCACCTACCACACGGCCGAGTTCTCGGTCACCGTCATTGCCGCCGGCTAAGGAGAGCACAAGTGGGCAAGTTCATAGGCAAGAACATCCGGGTGAAGGTCGGCAGCACCGAGCTCACCACCAACATCGCAAGCGTTGAGGTCACTGAGACTGTCGACGAGATCGAGACCACGGCGTTCGGCCAGGCTGCCCGCAGCCGCATCGCTGGCCTCAAGGACGCCTCGGTCACCATCAGCCTGCACCAGGATTACGACGCCTCCAGCGTCAGCGCCACCCTCGCGAGCGTGTTTGGTGGCACGGCCAACGTCGTCATCCTCGCGGGCACCAGCACCACGCAGGGCACCGCTTCGGCGACCGCTCCCCTGTTCACCATCCCCGTGCTCTGCTCGCAGCAGACCCCGGTCAACGGCCAGGTCGGCGACCTGACCACGTT